AAGTGTCAAGTTGAAAATTAAACGTGACACTGAACCATTACCAGCATACCTGTATATATCTTTATGATCAACAATGACATTCTGCAACTTGACATTCAGATGACCTCTGCCTAGATGGTCCAACTCCTCAAGAAGCCATCCAAAATTTGCTTCACTCATTCCAACCACCGTAGCATCGGTTTTGATATGTTGTGGTATGATCGTCCTTATCTCCTGTCGTCTCAATGCATTGTGCACTGGATGAGGATGAGTCAACGCGCTCTTAGCAGACCATGGCAGTGCTAAAGCATCCATATGATGCTGCACCTTTTCTGGAACCCTCCATGGGCAGATCTGTTTGACTTGTTTCGCCGCCTCGGCTAAATCCATGGATGTGTACGATTCAATGTTTCTTTTGGATTCGGGCATCACATACTCAGTGCACGCTGAATCAAAGGGGGACTTTGCTTTGGTCCCAACCAACTTGAACCTATGCTGATCGAGCCACAACTCTAATTGTTCCACAGTCAACATACCACTATCCACGCATTTCTTATGTTGAGTCTCCCTCATAGCCCAACAAGAATCCTCAACATGGAGATCACCATCATCCATCACACTGACAGCGTAATAGAGCTCAGTTCTAAACCTGGCATTCTCTCGGATCTTCAGGCCCTTCCACTTTTGCAAGACTTCAAGCACCTCAGCGCATGTTACATCAATGCGGTCGTCGCTCAATCTCAACCAGGTCATCATTCCTTGAATTTTTTTCCAGCAATCACCAGGCCCCTTGATGTGAGCCTCCACTTTCTCCTCGACATTAGGTGCTACATCGAGAGCGTTCATTTGCAGGATGTCACCAAAGGGTCCCTTGCAGAATTCCTCAGCCACCTCGTCAAGTTGAGCATCAACATCACCAACTCCGTCCACGTCGCAAACTTGGTTCCAAGTAGCTGCGCGTAAATTCGCTGCGGCTTGCTCGTCACTAATCGTTTCATCACCCTCGTACAAGTTGCCACCAACTCGGCCAACACTATTGCATCTTACTGCATAACGCATGAACTCTTTTGTCATGGCCGGCGCTCCCGGACCACAATGCTTAACAACATGAAAACCCGTCTCAGTGGGTTGTACCACGTAACCGGGCTTCACCATTTCTGGTGTGAGCATCGCGTTCAGGTAATTGATAGTAGGGAATCGACCAAGCTTCGGTTTCATGTCTTCGTAGTAATCATCAGCGAGCAACTTAAGATGACACAAACCTCTCTTTCGTTGTTGTAGTTTCCTACCAGCTCTATTACCCCTCTTCCTAACTCTAGAAACGTTCTCAGGGTTGTCACCAACAACTTTGCAAGTAGCAGCAAAAGTTTCATCACACTCGGTCTGATGGTGGTAGAAAATTTGCTTCAAAGTGTTCCTACCAAAAACTGCATCCATAACAAAGTTGAATGCCCACCTTTCTCTAATCTTCTCCTTATCATTCCTGATGAACACTCTCGCGCGCAAGCACAGCAAGAAATATTTAACCAAAGACAATCGCCTAGCCGTACCAACTGGCGCCATAATTGGTAAATCATCATCATAATCACTGTCATCATCCTCGACGTTCTCTATGCTTTCAGCCGTTTGAGCATCAACGCTCAAGACTGCACATGAAGGAAACAGACTGGAAGCTGGTGATCGAAAATCACACTTAGCGCAACGATAACCAAATCTCTTCACTTTCTTGATTTCACCGCCACATTTTTTGTGTCGATTGACGATAGCGCAATCGCAGGTTTGGTAATGCCCGCCTTTTGGAAATTTAACTAATTGAGTTAGAGACATTCTGCCTTCCAATAACCCTTGAAAATCATACCTAACTGGTGCTCCGCTTCGATAGCCTCTCTCCAAACGAGCTGAGGTCATTGAGCCATTAACAACTGTATGAGTATCACACACGTTGTAATATAACTTTTCCCCATCAAGAGAAGTGCCCATCTTAGCAGTAATTCCCAAGGTACGAAAGCCAGCTTTCATCGTTAAATCTCCTGTCAAGACATGACAATCACACGAAACCCGCCAAATCAATTGACGACCACACTTGCAAAGCATGGATTTATTGACGATTCTGA